ATAAAAGAGAATTTTGATCAGCAAAAGTGAGAAACAAAACAATGCAAAAGGGATATGAAAGAAAATCTGTGCATACCATTGATGAGGTAAGAGAGCTTACAAAAAATGTTCTCTTTGAAAAGATGAAGAAAAGAGCAAGAGTGAATTTGGATGGTGACATGATTAAGGGTAATAGCCAAAGATACCAGCTTTTCTTTACAAAGGGAATGAAATGTATATGTTGCGGAATTGAAGGTAAGTTTTTTGCAAAAGAAAGAACTGCCGGTAGAAAAGATAGTTATCATTTGAATCTATATGGTATTGATAAAAAAGGTGATGAAGTGCTCATAACCAAAGATCATATTGTAGCCGTATCAAATGGTGGAAAAAATCATCTTAGCAATTATCAAACAATGTGTATGAAATGCAACCTTTTGAAATGGAATTTTTAAGCTGAATCATTATTGATTCTCTGTCCCATAGTGGTTAAGCAGGTTCAACCCCTGCGATGGGATTTCAGCCATGCTTGTGCGCAGAGTGTGGCAATGATTAATAAAATTATGAAGAAGAAATATATTATTTTTACTATCACTGGGGAGGATTCTTTTTGGTGATAGGCTCTGTAAATCAGGGTGCTGAAGTCCGAGGGACAAATGAAAGGGCACTAGCCCACATTGAGAAGATAGCTTGGATTAAGCCGATTGAAAATGCAGATAATATTGAACTCATAGGCGTTCTTGGCTGGGTATGTATAGCTAAGAAGGGTGAATTCAAACCACAAGATACCTGTATTTATTTCGAGATTGATTCGAAGCTACCTGAAAAAGAATGGTCTGAATTTATGCGACCAAAACACTTCAAGGTAAAAACCATGAAGTTGGGAAAATTTAATGTTATTAGCCAGGGATTAGCATTGCCAATATCAGTTGTTCCGGAGCTTCAAGGCAAGGAACTTGAAATTGGTGCAGATGTTACCGAGTTGCTTGGAGTTACATATGCAGTAGAAGAAGATAATATACGCAAGTCCAAGAACGGTGATCCAAATGCTAAATATAAATCAATGGCTGCTAGACATTCAAATCTGTTTAAGACTAAACCATTTAGATGGTTAATGAAAAGAACTTGGGGAAGAAAGTTATTATTCATTTTCTTTGGTAGAAAGAAAGATAATCCGAAGGCATTTCCTGATTGGATTATTAAAACCGATGAAACACGTATTGAAAATGCCCCGTGGTATCTTGAAAGTACAGATCTTTGGGTTAAAACTGAGAAGATTGATGGTACTTCCAGTACATATGCTATTGATTTTACTAAAAATAAAAATGGAGAATTTATTGTATGCTCACGAAATGTGAGACAAGCCGATGTAAATCAAGAGTGTTATCACACTTGCGGTAATGTGTATTGGGAAATGGTTGGTAAGTATAATATTGAAACAGCATTAAAGGATATTGCTAAAAACCGCAATGTTAATAGAGTAGTTTTACAAGGTGAAACATATGGTGAGTCATTACAGGGCAACCCATATAAGCTAAATGAACGCAGGTTTGCAGCGTTTAATTTAATAGTTAATGGCGAAAGAATTGACTCTGTAAAAGCACGAGCTATATTGAGGGATTATGATATTCCATTTGTACCAATTATTGATATGAATTATGAACTACCAAAAGATATGGAAACATTTAAGTTAGAAGCAGATGGCATATCAACAATCTCAAATGTTCCACGAGAAGGGTTTGTATATCGCTCATGTGATGGAACTAAGAGTTTTAAAAATGTGTCAAGACAGTTCCTACTTAAACACTCCAATTAACCTAACGTAAAATCAAGGCGGAAAGGAGTAGACAATGTAGCATGAACGAAAAGCAGCACAATAAGAAATGCGTCAAGTGTAAAGAGCGTTTTATTTGGTTCAATGATGAAGTGAAGTGGGATTATAAGGGATACACCCCGACTAAGTTGGCAACTTGCCCACATTGCAATACATTACAAGCTGTTGATTATGAACCGGAACAGAATGTTAACTTTGACGAGAGATATTTTAAGTAAAAACCAATTTTTTTTGAGCGAAGCTCAATTAAATTAAATATATGAAGAAAGGATTTTATAATGGCTAGAAAAGAAAAGACAGCACTAGAAAAGAAAAATTGGACACAGACATTCAATCTCGTAGGAGAAGCTAAGGTTAATGATTATACCTTTAAGATTGATGAGCATTCCGAAAAGTCGGATTGGATTTACAATTCTTTGAACCTTCAGATTGATTGCGGAGAAAAGTATGGACGTATTGGTTGTGAACTGATGGGCGGTTATGGAGCAAACAGAGATAATTTCGTATATGTTCACGGCAAGAAGGAAGATGGAACTGATGATTTTGATAATCAGTACACGATTGATTGGGATGATAGATTAGATCCTGATGTATTAGCAGACGTTGGTGAATTAGGTATGTATACCGTTGGTCTTGAAAAGGACACTAAGGATAAGACTGTATATACCAAGTTCTTAACTCCGTATGATGCTATCGCATACATTCATGAAAACCTTACTGACGGTATGGTTGTTAATGTAAAAGGTCAGTTAAAGTATTCGGTTTATAATGACGCGGTACAGGTAAAGAAGGAAATTAACAGTATTGTTCTTTCTAAGGCAGAATCGGATAAGTACAGAGCTTCTTTCACTCAGACTATGCTTCTTGATAAGGATTCCGTTGATAAGCCTGATAAGCAGAAGAGTGTATTCCCTATCACTGGTTATATTTTAGAGAAGTTTAAGGAATATAACGGAAATGATCTTACTGAAGGTGGAACTGTTAAGGGTGGTAAGTTTGTACCGTTAAGAAAGACTTTTGAATATGAATATGATGCATCTAAGCCTGATCTTGTTAAGAAAGCAATCGAAAAGGTATTCAAGGTTAAGAAGGGTGTTACCATGATTACTCTTGAGGGCGATTTTGTTGAAGGTGGTGCAGTAGTAACTGCTACTGAGAACGACCTGACTGATGATATTAAAGACCTTGTAGAACTTGGTTACTATACTCTTGAAGAAGCTCTTGCTAAGTGTGCAGAGAATGGTAATCGTGAGAGAAGAATGATTCTTCGTAAGCCGGTAATTAAGCTTGTTGGTGAAGAAGGTAACAAGGTTCCGGTTGTTCAGAAGTTTGAAGAGAAATATACCGAAGATGACCTTATGCTTGATTATTTGATTAAGAAGGAAGTTGAAGAAGGCATTGATGAAGAGGAACTTTTCTCTACTGATGATGCAGATGATGAAGATACTGCATCTGATGATGACAACTCTTGGTTAGATAATCTGTAAGATGGAGGTAATAAATAATGGCATATGGTAGAAAAAATCATGTAAAAGTAGACCCGACATCATATTCATTTATGCTTTTGGGCGAACCAAAATGTGGTAAAACCACAGTAATGAAAGAAGCTCTTGAAATTATGGACTGTAATTATATGTTCGCTGAATTAGGTAGAGAGCGTGGAGCAGATGCAATTGAAGGCATTAATTGTATCAATTGTCCGTCATGGTCTCAGGATTACAACGAAGATGACAACTCTATTGGATGGTCTGAATTAGTTGATGATATTTGTGAAAATCCAGAAGATTATAATTTAAAAGTATTAATTATTGATACTTATGACCAGTATATTACGATTGCTGAAGATGAGGCATTAAGACTTTGGAATCGTGAAAATCCGGATAAGAGAGCCAAAACACTTAACGCAAGTTGGGGTGGATTCGGAGCAGGAAGTAAGAAGGCTATTGAATTGATGTTTGAACAGATTGACCGCTTAAATGAAGTTGGTGTTAAGGTTTGGTGGATTGGTCACGTTCGTAATAAGTCTGTAACTGATATTGCTACCGGAGATACATACGAAGTTTTATCTTCTGATCAGCAACAGAACTATTTCAATGCTCTTAAAAAGAATCTTCATTTCTTAGGACTGGCATTCATTGACAGAGAGATTGTTAAAGAAAAGAGTGGAAAGCGAAACATTGTTACTAAGAAGGAAGAAGAAAAGGCTGTAGTAAAGGAAGAAACTCGAAAGATTAAGTTCAGAGATGATTCTTATGTGATTGATTGTGGATCAAGATTCAAGAATATTATTGATACAATTGATTTGGATGCTTCTCAGTTAGTAAATGCTATGACCGAAGCTATTCGTTCTGAAATTGAAGGAAGTGGTGCTAGTGTTGAAACAAGAAAAAAGGCAGAAGAAGCTGCCGAAGTAAAACGCACTAAGGAAATTGCTAAGAATGTTGCGAAGAAAAAAGAAGAAGCAAATCTTGAAGATATGATTACTAAGATTACTGATTATGTAAAGGCTAATAAGGGCAACATGGACGCAGTTAAACCACTCTTAGCAAAGGCTAAAGAACTTGGTTATTCCAATCCTACTCAGGTAGACACAATTGAAGCAGCTAAGGAAATCTTGGCATTGATTTAATAAAGGCTCAGTCCCAGGGCGATTGCCTTGGGACTTCTTTTTGTAAGGAGAATATATGGCTAGTACAGATAATCAATTATGGAAAGACCTTTGTTCATGGGTATCAACTGAAATCTTTCATTATGATGAAAATCAGAAACTTCAAAAAAATGCAATTTTGAGATTGAAGGGATTATCTACGGGACAAGTAGTTGCAAATAATAAATGTGAAAAGAATGGCAACTATCCATATGATGTTGTATTAACAGCATTTAAGGTAAATAAAGATAAGATTTTGAATGCAATAGCGGTTAAAGATTTTACTTCAGAAGAGAACAAAATGGCATATGTGTGTGCAATTGTTCGGAATAATCTCAATGATGTATATACTCGCATGATGAATGCAAAGAAGACTTCAGAAAAAACTGAAACTGTTAATACGGATACTCTTATGCATACTTCAGCACAATATACACCACAGAGTACAGATAAAATAAATAATAAGTTTAAGGATTTGTGGTAATTATGGCTGCTAAAAAGACAAAGTTAACTGCTTTTGAGCAGGAGAATATTGAAGTCATTAAGCAGATTGGAGAATACAAACTGATTGCAGAAGCAAATGCAGTTGTTACTTTATATAAGAATCCAGACTTGATTCGTGAAACAAATCTAAGATTAGAAGATATTCATGATAATACATGGAGAGTATTCTTTTCAATTGCTTATGACTTAATTAATACTGAAAAGAAAAAAACGTTAGATGAAATCACTGTCAATATGTATCTGTCTAAGCATAGTAAATTGAGACAGAAATATGAAGAATATGGTGGTTATGAAACAATTCAGAATGCTACGGCTTATATCAAAGAGGAGAACTTTGAATCATATGTCAATGAAGTAAAGAAGTGGAATGCTGTTATTAAGTTGGCTAAGATTGGTTTCCCGGTAAAAGATAAGTTGAGCGAGTATGTAGATTCTAAAGCAGAAGATATTTATAACGAGCTTGAAGCATTATTAAACCATACATTTGTAAACATTGATGCAGAAGTAAAAACATATAACGCTTGTGAAGGATTGCATGAATTTATTGATGAATTAAATAAAGGTTCTTGTGTTGGTATGCCGCTAGATGGTTGTGAAATTCTCAATAGAGAAATTGGTGGAATAAATTTTAATGGACATATCTATGGGATAGGAGCCAATTCAGGTGTTGGTAAATCAACAACGGCAATCAATTATCTTATGCCATCTGTAATCAAGTATAACGAAAAATTAGTTATGATGATTAACGAGGAAGATGAGAAAAAGGTTAAGCGTGAACTCCTTGTTTGGGTAGCAAATAATGTGTTCAA